CCCGCCGGTCTCGGCGCCGATCCACAGGTCGTGGTACTGCCCGCCGACGCCGTTGGGCGTGGAGAGCACGATCGCGCCGCCGCCTTCGGACAGGGTCGGGAACAAGGCGGACCAGATCTCCTCGAAGTTGCGGACGAACGCCGCCTCGTCGATGATGAGCAGCGAGAGGGCTTCGGAACGGCCGGCGTCGTCGGTCGTCGGGATGGCCTTGATCTGCGACCCGTTCTCGAACCGGACCTCCTGTTGGCTTTTCTCGTAGTTGCACAAGCGCATCCACGGAGGCAAGTTGTCGAGGATCTTCACCACCTTCTTGATGAAGTTTTTCGCGGTCGACAGCTTGGTCGCGATGACCAAGATGTTTTTGTCGCGCGCGAACAAGGCTTGGTGCACGGCGTACGCCGCGACGACCGTCGACAAGCCGAGCTGTCGGGACTTGAGCACGATGTTGAACGCGTGCTTTCGGAACGCCCTGAGGCAGTCGTCCTGGAACGGGAAGGTCTTGAACGGGATCGTCCCGCGCTTCGGGTGCTGGATCTTGCAGTACTTGTTCGCGAAGTACGACGGGTCCCGGTTGCAGTTCTTTAGCTCTTCGACCTCGTGGGCCTTAGGCGCTCTGCGTTCGACGATCTGGCGTCGCCCTGATCCAAACCCTCCCAAGGGTCACCTCAGGACACTTCGAAGATGGCGATGCGCCGGAAGAGCGCAGACCTCGTGTTGTTGTGGACGTTGATGTCGACGATCTCGATGGTCGTGTTCGCGTCGACGCGCTTGAGCTTGATGGACGCTTTCGAATCCTCGGGCTCGTCCCCGGAAGCCAGCTCGTCGACGTCCTCTCCCCCAGGCTTGTACAGCGTGAGGTACTCCTTGTAGTCCTTGACGATCTTCTTCGACGCCGCTTCAACGTACGCGTCGCCTTCCTTTTCGTAACGCTGCTTCGAGTCCTGGAGCTCGCGGTCCCGGACCATGTTCACGACCGTCGAGTACATGACCTTGATCCGCAGCTTTTCGCCCGAGACGAAGCCCACTTTGATGGAGCTGGTCGAGCATGCCGGGCCGGACGAGGCGCTCGACCGCGTGAACGACGTGTCAATCACTTGCGCGAGGGCGTTCAGATCGATGTTCTTGTCAGCCATGTTCCTAACGAGTAGTTAGGCGCCCTCGACGAGAACGATCGTGACGACGTCCAGCTGGTCTTCGGATAGCCCAGACGTTTCGGAGCAACGAGTGCAAAAACCACGTTCTTCGCGTGAACGCACGTCTTCCTTGCTCGCCATGCAACGGTCGCACTTCGGGCAGAAAAGGTTGGGCCGGCCGGCGGGGTCGCCCTTGGTCTTCCAGCTCACGCTTGCACCCAGGCGCCGTCCGGCGTCGTGATCACATCGATGTGACAGTCGACGGCGTCCTTGATGATGTCCACGTGACTGATGATAAGCACGAAGCGGAAGAAACGCTTGAGCGAGCGCAGCAAGGACACGCACGCCACCGCGTTGACGGGGTCGAGCGAGCCGAAGCCTTCGTCGATGATCATGAAGTCGGTCTTCGGAAGGGTCGTGAGGTTGCTGAGGGCGACCCGGAGCGCGAGGGAGGCCATCATCTTCTCCATGCCCGAGCCGAGCTCGAGCGGGCGAACGCTCTCTTTGCTCGACCCGCCGTCGTCGATGTAGATCTCGAGGGCGTTCGTGTCCTCCTCGGCGCGCAGCGTGACGTTGAAGGTGGTCACACCGTCCAGGATCTTGCCCATCTCGTCGTTGACGACGGGGAGCAGCTTCCCCAGCACGATGTTGGGGATCCCGCGGCGCGAAAAGGCGTTGACGAGCAGCTCGCGGACGCGAGCCTGGCGTTCGAGAGAAACGCGCGCGTCCAGGTCGGCCTTCGCTTTCGTTTGGTTGGCTTCGTAAGCGCCGAGCAGGTGCGACAAAGTCTTCATCCGGCCTTCCACGCTGGACAGCTCCGACGTCAAACTCTTGTGGGTCGCGACGGCCAGCTCGTGCTTCGACTCGACGTCGCTTTCGTCGAGTGAGATTGTGGCGTACTTCTCGGCCGCCTTCTTCGCATCGTCGTGCTTGGCTTGCAACGAGACCAGCTGCAGCTTCCCGTTGCGAACGGTGGACTTGTACGCTTCGACGTCGGTCTCCAGCTTTTTCCGCGTGACGCGCGCGGAGTTCAGGTCGTCCTCGCCAAGCTGCGTGACCTTCTCCAAGGCGTCCGCGTGCTTCGCGGCGGCGGCTTGCAATTCTTGCTCGAGCCCCGGGACCCGCAGCTTTTCTTCATGCGCGTCCTTGATGTACACGCACCCCGGGAACTGGTCCCCGCACGGGACGTCGACGAGCTTCAACGCGACCTTCTTCGAGCGCGCGAGCTCCAGCGAACGCTTGTCCACGTCGGCTTTCAGGGATTGGACCGCGACCTTGGCGTCGCCGATCTTCCCTCGACGAGCGTCCATCTCGTCCCAGGTCAAACATTGGCTCAACTTCGCCTCGGACGCGACGATCCCGACGTTCGCGGCGTCGATGTTGGTCTGCACCGGCGCCATCGCGGCGAAGCACTCCTCCATCTTCTTCAACGATTGCGCGATGAGGTCGTTCTTTTGCGCGACCTTTTTCCGCACCTCGACCGCTTGAGCGAGGTTTTGCATCTCGACGTACGCTTCCGAGCGTTGCGCGTCGAGCGTGATCTTGAGGGCTTCGTCGGCGAGGAGCGACGCGCGCGACTCGGCTTGTTGGTCGTCGAGCTGCTTCATCTCGTCGAGCAGCTCGTCGCGGGAAGACAAGTTCTTGAGCTTCCCCTTCACGTCGGTCAGCTCGCTGTTCAGCACAGCGTAGATCTTCTCGAAAACGTCGATCCCGAGGAAGCGGGAGAGGATGGCCTTACGTTGCGTCGCGCCCTCGCGAAGGAAGCGCGCGACGTCGTCTTGCACCGACCCGCACGTCACCACGAAGTCCTCGTAGTTCCCGATCAGCTTGCGCAGGTTCTTCTCGGTGTCCGGCCTTTGCTCGCCCGTGAGGTCCTTCGCGTCGCCGTCGAGCTGCCTGACGGTCAAGCTCGTGTTCGCCGTGAGCAGCCCTCGCGAAATGACCTTTTCGGACTGCCGCTTGACCTCGTAATCGGACCCGACGACGTTGAGCACCGCGCGGCCGCTGCCGACCTTCTTGCGCGTGTTCACGACGTGCGCGTTCTTGCCCGCGCCGCGGTCCGAGGTGTTGAAGATCGTGTACAGAATGGACCCGACGATCGACGACTTGCCGATCGCGTTCGGCCCGAAGATGCCGACGATGCCGGCCTTGTTCTCGAAGTTGATGTAATTGCCGCCGCCGTACCCGTACAGGTTGTCGAACTCCAGCGCCTTCAGCGTCCAGACGGTGCCGCGCGCGGTGTCGTCCTCGACCATGACGCGCGAGTGGACGGAGGCGAGGGCGTCGTGCATGCCGTCCCACGTAGCGTCGTCGAGCTCCTCGTTGGAGTAGTACTCGCGCAACATGTCCTCGACGGCGTCGAGCGAACGCACGTCGACCCCAAGGCTGGCCGACGCGAACTTCTTGGCGGACTCCTCGTCGTCGGTTTTGAAGATGATCTCGGTGGCTTGGCGGTCCTTGCGAAGCTTCGCGCTGAGCAGGGCGCAATCGGAGGACGGGAGGGCGTACGAGGAACGCACCCTGAAGCGGCTCTGTTGAGGCCAGGGCGCCGCGGATTCGAAGGTCGAGTCCACACTGCCTTGCCAGTCGATCGTGACGAACGGACGCGGGTTAGGCAGCCCCACGAAGTCGACGGAATGCGTGCGGGCTTTGACGTCGACGTCCCAGACGAGGTAGCCGTGCTCGAGGTCCTCGGCGTAGGTGTTTTGGAGGGTGCTGCCTGGGTAGCCGATCCACGGGACGAGCTTCATTTGTACTCCCTGTACCCGAGGTACTGCTGCTTGTGGATGTCCCCGAGCAGCACGAGGTCGTAGCACTTGTCCTCGAACCACTGCACCGTGACCTCGGACTTCAGCAACCATCCGTCTTCAGAGACAGCGCCGCCGACTGAGCCGTGGTAGACGGCGATGTTGTAGTCGCCGGGCACCGGGCCGACGGCGTCCCAGCCTTCGCGGTCGAACAAGCTGTACACGCACAGCCGCACGCCGGGCTCGATCTCGTACACGCCGCTCTTCTTGTACAGCGCGATGCGCGGGGACGCGATGGCGGCGAGGATCGGGCTGATCGCGTCCTGCCTCGTGAAGTTCGTGAGCGCGCCGTCGTGATTGCCGAGCGTGACGTGCACGACCGCGACCTCGGCCAAGGCTCGGAACATCCACGTCATGAGGTCGACAGCTTCGGGCGACAAGCCCGTCACCTTGGTGTGCCAGATGTCGCCGGCGATGACGATGTGGTCGACGCCGTGGGCTTTCGCCGAAGCGCAAAACGCTTCGATCACGGTCTTGACCTCGTCGTGGCGTGAAAGCCCACGCACGTGGATGTCTGCGAGGTGGGCGATCTTCATGTCAACCTCATCGAATCTAACGCCCGCGTCAATCTCGACCGGAAAGCCGTTGTCTCGTCAAACGTTTTCGCGCCTTTCACCATCTGCCGGAAGGTTGCCGACCCGGCCTTCGAGGGGTCCGAGTCGATCGCGTGGCCGGCCCAGTCGACGGCACGCACCTTGATGCCGTACCGCAAGAAACGAATGGCGACCAGGGTTTGCTTCCTGGTCGCGTCGGGGTCGAACGCGAGGCAGACCGGGGTGCGGTTGAGCACGATCCGGTTGAAGAGAAGATAGTTCTCGTCTAGCCAAGAGCCGAGCATGGGGGCCGCGTTCATGCCCTCACAAACGCTCAGGTCGAACGGGCCTTCGACGAGGACGAGCTCGCGGTTCCACGCGACGTCGACCTCGTTGAACACCAACGACGAGCGTTGCCTTTGAGTGTTGAAGTACTTGAACGTCGTCTCGTCGTCGATGGCGCGGGCGGTGACGTAGTTGAGGGCGCCGTCGGCGTCGAACGAAGGGAAGACGACGCGCCTGCGGAACGCGCCGGTGGTCGACACCCCGAGGCGCAGGTACTTCGCGGTCTCGTACGACACGCCTCGTCGACGCAGGTACTCGATGGCGTCAGCCTTATCCCGATGGAGGACGCCGCGGTCGATCTCGTCGCACACGAGCGAGAAGTCCGACGGCAGCTCCGCCTCGGCGACGCTTTCGACCGGCTCGTCCTCGGCGACCTGCCCGCCGTCGCCGAAAGCTGCCGTGAGCTCGGCCAACAGGTGCCGGGCGCCGAAGACTGGGACGAGCCGGGTCACGCTTTTAGACGACCAGTTGCACACCCAGCAGTGGGTGACCCCGTCGGCCAAGCGCACGGCCAGCTTGCGCTTCTTCGCGTCGTGGTGCTTGCAGAACGGGCACCAGAACTGCGCGTTGACCGCGCGGTTGTCGATGTCGCCCGGCCCGAGCAGCTTCGTCAGCAGCTCGTACTTCTGGGAGACGGTGATCACGGGTTGATCTGGATGAACTCGCTCGGCCCCGTGAACGTGATGGGTTCGCCGTCGTCTTCGGGCGAGTCGTAACCGGGACGAAGCTGCACTTCGTCCACCTCGGGGCTGTAGCAGCAGGCCTTGATCTGCACAAGGGCCTCTTCTCGCGTTGGAGCGAAACCTTCCCACCCTTCGGTGTCGTCGGTCGTCCACCAATACCCAAGCGTGTTGCTGTTCATTTGCGGCTCTCCTTCGCTCCATGGTACGCGACCACGTAAGCGTCAGCCCTATCGTAATTCTCTGGTTTTGGCTTGTTCGTCTTGGTCATGGGCCAAGGAAGAAACTGTAGCAAACCGCCCTTCGCGGTGAGCTGGTCGTAGACCTGCTCCTTTTGCGATTTCCCGCCGGACTTCTTCTTCGTCGTCATCACGAGCCCGCACGTGCGCCGGGCGTCGCCTGGCGTGACGTGGATGACTTCATGACGTTGAAGGTGGATGGCGAAAGACACCATGGCGTTGAACTTCAACAGCATCGAGATTGTTTGGGCTGAGGACATGCCTGGCGTAAAGCGCATGACCGGCTCCTCAACGTACACGACGCCGACGCCGTGATGAAGGAGCAGCTGCTCGGCTTTGTCCGCGACGATCTCAGCCTTACGGTAGAGGCCACCCAGAATCTTTTTGAGATCGATGTGCCCGATCTCGATCAGGCTCATGTCGTCCGATTCGACGACGGCGAAGCCGACGACCGAAGTCGAGATGTCGAGCCCAAGGATCTTCACCTCAGCAAACCTAGGGCTTTCAAGTCCACTTCGGTCACGACGCGGAAGTCGATGCCCTGCTTCTTACAGAACGCGCCCGCGGCGGCGAACTTCTTCACGTTGCGCGCGAGCGTCATCTTCTTCTTCGGCTTGACCTCGATCAACGCTTTCGTGCCGTCCGTGTACGTCACCTCGAAGTCGGGGTAGTACTTGCGCAGCTTCCCCGTCCTGACGTTGGAGACGTACCCCACGGCGTACGGCTCGTAGCGATACGAAAGCACGGACGGGCAGGCGTCCAGCCACTTCGCGTACGCCAGCTCCCACCCTGACCGGTAGTTGATGGGAAGCTCGCACTTCACGCTGTGGTGAACGCCTCGCTTCGCCTTACGGCTCACGCGCTTGCGACGAGGCTTCTTTGTTTTTTTCACCAATCGTACTTGACGCGCAGGAGGTAGCGGTCGCCCTTGCGCTTGACGATAGGCTGGGCCAGCTTCGCCCTCATCACGACGTTCAGGTTTTCGTCGTGGAAGTTGACGCCCGTGATCGTGACGAACTTCTGGTTCTCGGGGTCGCGGTTGGCGTCGTAAGAAGCCGACAGCGACGAGCTCCACGACGCGTTGGACGATGTGTTGTACGAGGTGGCGTCGATCAGCACGTTCAGCTTGGTCGTATGGACGGCCTTCTCGCCATCGAACTCGATATCGAAGCCTTCGGCCCCGAAAAACGGGAGGGCCGGGCTCTTGATGAGGATGACGCCCTCCTCGTAAAACACGTTGCCGACGTGGTTCCACGCCGCGCGTTGCGTGAGGGAGTCGGCGCGGAACAGGCCTCCGTTGCC